TCACCGAGCGTCTCGTCAAACACGAGGTAGCCGAGAAAAGCAAGCAGTACTACGGCAATCAGCCACTCCATTATTCTTTGGAGGATGATTCTTTCTTGGGCATCGTAAACAGAAAATTGCGGAATGCGTTAATGACATCGTCTGGGATCTTCTCGTCCATCGGAATGTTCATCAGGCACGCGTAGTGGAAGTAGATGCAATACATACCGCACTCCGAGTCCTTGTACTGATGGCGTGTCTTGTTGAAGGTCATCTTCATTCCATTCTTGTGGATGCCTGTTGCATCCCACTGCTCCTTCCAACGCTTCATCAACGTCTTGACCTCCTTTTCCGGAGAGGACGCATACGAATCAAAGTAGGTGACCCTGGGGTATTCCAGATCGGGACGTGTGTCGCAAAACAGCGCAACCCAGTGCTGCCCGGGTCCGTCGTGTGGATCCGTATTTATTACAATGCCTACCCGATGCTTTCCTCGCTTGTGAAGTTCGGTTAGTTTCATGCTGCAGAGCGCACTGACAACACACTTGCGAGTTTCGTCCTTGAGATCAAAGTCAATCGGAACGGTGCCTGCGTAGTAATAGTCCGCAAACAGACTCACATAGTTCTTCTCAACTGCGTCAATGTCGTCGGACGACAGCCACTCTTCGCGATTCAATGCCCATTCCTTGGGAGCCTTGGGACGACGTAACAAACTGGCAACGATACACTCTGCGCGACCTGTTTTACATTTGGACCCCAGACGGCGTTGGAGTTCCTTCCATGTCGCGTCAATGTTTTCGCCGCATTTCATGGGCGTTTCGTTCGGGTGTTCTTGGTTATAAACCTCGCACAGCCGTTTGACTTCTTCTTCGTCAAAAACCGACATTCTCTTATTTATTTGCCAACACTATACAATGGCTCAGTTTGCGTTTCCAGAAACACTGGTGCTTTCCATCACAACACACGGTTGTATGGTGGGCGACAAACCGGGCGAGACAGAACTGACAAAGATACCTGCGGGCATGACACTTACAAAGATCAGCGCAACGGCTCCCGGCGTCCCCAATATGGCATCGCAGGAGAGTTCTGAGCAGGCGATCAATATGATTTCCGGCACGTTTCAAGACCCACGAAATGCCCGTGTGCCGGTTGAGACAATAGTCGCCGGATTGGTGCCCCATCTACGTCAGATCCAGACCGATATTGGGGCAGAAGTTCGGAGATACCGCGCCGAGGGTACGCCCGGAAACTTTGCGAACTACACGGACAAGTCTAGCAGTGTTATAACCTATCCAGCGGGGAGTCCGATTATTGATAAGGTATTCAGCGTCTCCCAAGAAGAATCTATGATTGCGAGTCCGTATGACTTCAAGATCAATGCCCTGAACATTCCGGGGAAACCGGATATTCTCCGATGGGTCTTGACTGGACAAACGATTCCCATAACGAGGGCGCAGAGCAAGCGTGAGGAGGACCAGATACCACTGGGTCTTCTACTCCAGGTCTTTCGTGCCAAGGGAGTGAAGAAGGTTATCTTGTTTGATTTCTCCTGTTCTTCCATGATAGACCTTGACCCTCGCTCGTCTCGCCTTGAGCGTCGGAATCTTGAACGGATGGGGTTGAATGGCGGTCGCGGTCGCCGCAAAACGAATAAGAAAAGTACAAGGAGGAAACAACGGAATGGACAGTCTAAAGCCCGTACTCGCTCGCTACCTAGACATAAATAAGAAGTTGGACGATGTCAATGCCCGCGCCCGTGACCTGCGAGAGCAACGCCAGTCGGTGGAACTGGACCTTGCCGCCGCATACAATGAGACAACTCTTCCGAACAAGATAGAGTTGAATCAGTCGCAGATGGTGTTTCATGTGAAGAAGCCCGGTGAGTGGAAGAAGGGTTGGACCCTCTCCAAGAAGCAACTCCAAGAGTATCTTATGGAGATCCTACCCGAACATGGGGCGGATGTGATGAAGGAGATTGCTCGGCGCCACGAGCCGAAACTAGTGGCGACTGATTATGCATTTGATTTGAAGGCGATGGATGCTACTTGAGTGGAACAAAGTTTGAGTCTGGAGTATACAGAATGGGTGCCTTGAGCGACTCGCGCATCATGCGCAGCGTCTCCTGCATTTCTTGGAGCGTTTTTTCAGCATGGGCGATATTCCGATCTGCCATGAATCCAGATTGGATTCGCATGAGACACGGCGTCACCTCTTGGTGGGCACGTAGAACACGGGAGGCAAGGGCGCTAAAATGTTTGACCATTAATCTATGGATATGATGCGAGAGATATTTCTAAACCATTAAGTATAAATGGACCTTAACGTAATTATCCCCGTGCTCCTCTTCATTCTGCTGTCGCCCGGCGTGCTCCTGTCCCTGCCGCCGGGGTCGGGTCACCTTGTCCAGGTGCTGACCCACGCGGTGGTGTTCGGCGTCGTCTACTCGGTTCTCCGCATGGTCTTTCCCCAATACTATTAAAACGGAAGGCGCATGTCTAACGATATAGCATCCAATGGAATCCTATTGCCCTTACAATCCCGCCAACCGGATCTTTACTGAAAAGGACATTCACAAAATCATACACAAGCATGGGCTGCCTCACTATCGGGTGAGCAACCCGCGCGTGTTTCAAACAGCGATGGTTCACACCACGTATGTTCGTCGCACAGACTACACCACACCCGATGGACGACCGGCTCAACTGGCACCCTGTCCGCCGGGTGTCATGCCTCTCCAAGACGAGTCCTATGAATGTCTAGAGTTTGAAGGAGACTCGGTTCTAGGTGTGTGTGTGGCCACGTATCTTCGCAAGAAGTATCCTGAAAAGAAGCAGGGGTTTCTTACCGATGCCCGCAAGGAGTTGGTCAACAACGAGCGGATTGGTCAACTCTCCAAGCAGATTGGATTGGATCGATACTACATCATGAGCCGGCACAATGAGGATTCCCCTGCGATTGCGGGACGAAGCAACCTCAAGAAGCTGGGCGATATCTTTGAGGCCTTCATAGGTGCGCTGTGGACAGACTGTGGCAACCGCTTCAATGTGGTCTATGCCTTTGTAATCTCCGTGATGGAGTCGTATCTAGACATTGAAGAGTCCGTTACGGGCGCGACGAACTACAAGGATCTGTTTCAGAAGTATTGCCAGCGTGAACTGAAGTGCACACCGATCTATGAGATGCTTTCCAACGATCCGAAGAAGAGCGACATCCGCGTTGCCGTGTGCGATGCGACTGGGAAACACCTAGCCTACGGACACGGTGTTACGCGAAAGAAGGCTGAACAAATGGCGGCGAGGGATGCTCTTACCGCCGTATAAGTCGCTGGGTTTGGAGGTGACCTTTCCGGTAACGCTTCAGGGTGCGACCACGTGTCTGAAGCACCGACTTTGTGCAGATGGCGATTGATGCGGATTCCTTGTTGGAACCCTTGCGCGCCCTCACAGTCCTGCGAACCGACTTGACACACCGATCAAACTTTTTCGTTATGCGTGTTTTCATTGTATAGAAACACGTAAAAAATGGCAGAGGATAACAAATGAGCGACGAAACCAAGGAGACTTCGTGGACGCACTCCATCAGCAACGAGACCCTATGCCAGTATTTTTACTATGTTTTCTTTGTGACGGCTGTTCTTGCCGCGATCGCCGTGGGTATGGATGTTCTTCTCATGTTCAAGCGCCCCGCACTTGGAGTGAGCATGCTGATCCGTAGCGCACCCGTCCTCATCCTGTCTGTCCTGAACTCGTTGTTCCTTTACATCCTCTGCGCGCGGACACTGTTGAAGTAGAATTTATCCTCCGAGAGTATAAATACAAATGGGTGGTGGTCTATTACAGCTCGTTGCCTATGGCGCACAGGACGCCTACATTTCGGGTAACCCGCATATCACCTTCTGGAAGGTCCTCTACAAGCGTCATACGAACTTTGCCATGGAGGCGTTCCGTGTGAACTTTACCGGAGCACCTCACTACGGACAGCGCCTGGTAGCCGTCGTCAACCGCAACGCCGACCTCATCTGGAAGACGTACGTTGAGGTTGTGCTCCCCGACACGGGCGCCGTTAAGTGGTCGGGTGACGACTCCCGTCGCATCGGCTATCTCTTGCTGAAGAAGATTGAACTTGAGATTGGCGGTCAGATCATTGACACTCACTACGGCGAGTGGCTCTTCCTCTGGGAGTGCCTGACAGCCAGTTTTGACACGTCCGTCAAACTGGATTCCCTTGTGGGTGGACCCTACAATGGTGCCGCAACGACGAGCACGTCCTGCGGTGGTCGCCCGGCTGTCCTCTACATCCCTCTTCAGTTCTGGTTCTGCCGCAACCCGGGTCTGGCTCTGCCCCTGATCGCCCTCCAGTACCACGAGGTGCGCTTCAACATCACGCTCGGTGCCGCCACAGACCTGGTCAGCGGCACTCCCGGGTCAGCCGGGTCTGTTTCGGCGGCGGCGGCCGCACTCCCCCAGATCCAGGACATGGCGCTCTACATGGACTACATCTATCTGGATGTGGAGGAGCGGCGTCGGTTTGCCCAGGAGTCTCATGAGTATCTGATTGAGCAGCTCCAGACAGGCATCCCCCAGACGATCAACACTGCCACAGGTCGCCTAGATCTGACACTGAACCACCCCGTCAAGGAACTTGTGTGGGTCTTCCAGGATGTGCGCAAGACAGACTGTGGCTCCGATGTCACCAAGAACATCGGCTACACCCAGCCCTTCACCTACGATGACATCGTGGACCGGGCGCGCATTCAGATCAATGGTCAGGATCGGTTTGACGAGCGATACGGCGACTACTTCTGGAAGGTTCAGCCTTACCAGCACCACACCGGCGGCGCGTTCTTCCCCACTCGCAACTCGGTTGCGACCACTGCGGCGTTGGCGGCAGGCGGCGCGGTCCAGGCGGCGTTCACCGGTTCAATTAATGGTTCTACCCTCACGGTAACCGTATTGGCGAGTGGGACGATCGCAGTCAACCAACTCGTAACGGGTGCCGCGTCCATCGTTGTGCCTCTCGGAACCTTCATCACTGCCTATGGCACCGGCAATGGAGGCACGGGAACGTACGAGATAAGCATCAACACAACTGTCGCATCTACGAGCATGCTCAGTTCACTGAACAACGTCCAGACCCAGCCAGCCTTCAACCCGATCAACGTGTATTCCTTTGCGATCCAGCCCGAGGAGCACCAGCCGTCCGGGACGTGTAACTTCTCCCGGATTGACACGGCAACGCTCGTGTTTGACAGCATCACGTCCACCGGTGCTGGCAGCTTCCCCAGCAAGGCATACCCGTACAACTTTCGGATCTATGCGGTGAACTACAACATCTTCCGTATCATGAGCGGCATGGGCGGTCTGGCTTACAGCAATTAAATATCATAAATGTATATGAGCTATTGGGGATACCATCTGATCCTGAACGCCGCAAGTTGTGCCTACAATCCCGTCCGTTGTGCTGCCACCATTGGCAAGTTTTCCGATACATTGGTCAAGAGGATTGACATGGTGCCATTTGGCAAACCTCAGATCGTGATGTTCGGAACGGGAAACAAGCAGGGATATACGTTGGTTCAGTTGATTGAGACGTCCAACATTTGTGCTCATTTTGTGGAGGAGAGCAACGACATTTATCTGGATGTCTTCTCCTGCAAGCCCTTCAATCCGGATATCGTTCGGGACATTGTGAATGAGACTTTCCAGCCTATCAAGATGGATACCAAGTTTATTGTTCGTGATGCGCGAGGTCAGATGCAGTAAGTTTGGTATTGGGTGTGCAGTGTCCGATACCGAGTGTCTGCTGCATCATCACCGGTGCCGGCCCCGATACCGGACACCCGACGTGATCGTATCCAAGCGAATGTCCCATCTCATGTGTGATCATATACTGGCGATAGCGGTCCAGTGGTAACTTGGAAGTCGCGGCTCCATGAATCCAGCGGGATCCGTTCAACCAAATCTCACTTCCATTCATCTCGGCACACGATAACTTGGAATCCTTACATCCTTGGCTCTTTAGGGTCTTGGGGCTAGAGAGCCGGATGGACTTGCCCTTTCCAACCACAAACGTATGAAGTAACCCCCACCCATCCGGATCCGCCAAATAGATAGCAACTTCGGTAGCAAACGTCTTTGCGTCGTAGTTGACATCTGAGTCTACACTTGTGTGGTAGACGACCTTCATTGTATTGAAAACGGAAACTCTTTGATGAGGATTTATGGGATACATCCAAGATGCAGTGCTGTCTACCCAAGTCGTTTAACTCTCTCTGTCGCACCGGTTGCGTCTATCGTGAATCCGTGTTCAGGCATCTCAAGTGCCCCCTCTCCAAGAACACAGACACATGTGTAGCTCCATGTGAGAAGCCCTGTAAGTGTGATCCTCCGCGCCTAGTTCTCAAAATCAATCAACTCGAAGTCAACAACAGACTTCCCTGTCTACAATGAAGTGCTTTAACTGTAAGAAGCGCACCCATCTGGAGTTCACGTGTCAATGCAAAAATGTCTTATGTGTCTCGTGTCTTCTACCCGAAGTTCACAAGTGTCCGATTGATTTGAAGACGAAGGTCGTCTTGGAGAAGGTCGTTGCTGAGAAGGTCTCAAAGATCTAATCGATCTCCATCTGATCTACATCACACTCCAACTTTTTCATGAAGATGTTCATCAGGTTGCTGAGTTGGGCGGTTCCGTTCTCCAACACACAACCGACTACGCCACCGTTTTCATAGATGATCTCAACGATTGTCTTTGCGTCGGGCTCATCAGAACGTGTCCAACTCACTACGTAATGAGTGTCGCTGTTTGAGACAACCTCGCCTCGGAAGTCCTTGAGGATCGCCTCAGTCTGGGAAATTGCGGAATAAATCTGATGAGTCATTTTGGAAGAGTAAGTGAAAAAGGATTCCGCCTCCTCTTTCCGTTTTGTATCTTTATGCGCAGATCTCCGTGTACTCTGCCCTGAACCAGTTCCAGGGATCGTCCTGGATCTGGTCCGTGTAGGGACCGTCCATGCCACACTCGCGGCACATGAACCCAACAGCCGTCTTCAGCGGGCTGATACGGTGGCTCAGGCACATGCAGCAGTCCTGGTGAAGATCCTTACACCGAGCCTGGTAGCCTCGCACGAGCGCCTGAATCATCGTGACCGACTTCTTGATGTTGGCGATGAAAGCCTTGATGTCGCGGTTGATCCAGCGTACCATCGCCTTGTTCGCCGCCGCCGCAGCGATAGGCTTGAAGACCTTGCGCCAGCGAGCCTGGTCCGCACGATAGACATCCATCTCACGCTCCTCACGAGCACGCCAGAAGGCGGTGATGCGTCCGCTCTGAGGGCTAGCCTTGATCTTCTCGTCAAGCGCAGTCCACTCATGAATAGTGTCGCCATACTTCCACGGCTCCTCTACCATGTCCTCCCACATGTCATAGTCGTTGAATACCTTCGCCCAACGAGTAGGCTTATCCTCACTCCTACGAGGATAAGCCGTCATAATGTCTCCCCAGCCGAGACCCGCCAAGCTCTGATATGAGGCGAGCTGCCCTAAGCCGATGATCGTGTCCGATCGGCAGATTGTCTTCCGGGCCGGCTGCTTAACAGCCTGTGCCCAGTTCACCTTTGTACGTGTGTTGACACCATCACGTGCGTTTACGGACGCAAACCGAACCCCATTGAATGTAGACATTGTTATAGGGCATGAAGACCCTTCCTTCTGGACCCAATGAATCCGTTTTGAGGAGGTGAAGTCTTCAAAACGGATTCGTGATGCCCAGACTGTATAGACTTCCCCCCCAATACAATCGTTACAATGTCTTCCTTCAAGCAAGTCCTCGTTAACGCGATCATCAAGGTCACGGATGCGAATCCCGGTCTTGACCGTTCGGATGGTCCTACTCACGAGGAGGCTCGCGATGCGTTCATTGCGTCCTTGAT